TTGTTCGCAAGGCAGGATGTAATTACTATGAGTTTATCAAAACTCTAGCAAATGACTTTGCTTTTGAGAGCATCTCTGCTGAAGTAGATGGTGATAAAGCAGAAGACATGTTAAATAATGCTCGGCAATATACTGAAATTGGTTCTAACATCACGATCAAACTTCCTCTCACCAAAGAAGGTTTGATAGCATGTAAAATCCTTACAGGTCAAGGTGTTACTACTAATGTCACTCTTTGTTTCTCTGGTGCTCAAGCAGTTATGGCTGCACTAGCAGGCGCCACATATGTTTCTCCATTTGTTGGACGTTGTAATGACAATTCTTTCAGTGGTGTTGAGTTAATTCGTGCTATTAGTAGTTTGTATGGCGTACAAAAAGTAAATACTAAAGTTCTTGCTGCTAGTTTACGTGATGTTCATCATGTATCTCGTAGTCTTTTATATGGTGCTGATGTAGTTACTTTGCCTTGTTCAGTATTTGATAAAATGTATGATCATGTTTTGACCCGTGAGGGTCTTGAAATATTCAACAAAGACTTCAAAGAAATACAATGACATTTACAATTTATTCTAAACCAGGTTGTCCTTATTGCGAAAAATTTAAATCTGTAGTAGAATATGAAGAACTGCGGCATGTAGTTTATGAACTAGATAAAGATTTTTCACGTAAAGAGTTTTATGCTGAGTTTGGTGAAGGTGCTACTTTCCCACAGATTGTTCTTGACGATTTACATTTAGGTGGTTGTCAAGAATCTATACGTTATATGCAAGAAAACAAAATTTGTTGTGTGCCATGATTGAAATTACTGCAGATCAATTTGAAAAAGATTTTGATAAGTATATGGATGCTATTGAAGAAGGTGAAGAGTTTTTAATTCGTACAGAGGATGGTAAAGCAGTTGTTGCTGTGCCAGCTAAACAACTGGAACATCTGATAGAGCAAGTGGAAGAGGATGAGTGGTATAATTTGTATAGCAATCATTCAGAAGCATCATGAAACCCGTTGTTATCCTTGAACGTTCTCCTTATCGCTATGTCCAGTGCGGTCTTCTAGAGATCAATGGTAAACCTGACTATCGCATTCAAAAGTTTAACGACTGGACCAAGCGTTATTCAGACATGTATTTCCTTGATAATCAAATGCAACTAGATACTTGCCTTGAAGATCCTGAGTATACTAAGTGGTTAGATCCTGATCCTGAAGTAGGTGCCTATCGCAAATACAACTAAATACTTCAGTCCCGAGATGACTATAAACTCGCTCTGGTCGGTTTGAAGGTTCCCCTTCTCCCGAGAGTTTACTGCCTCTCTTCAAAGGGCAGTTGGTGCGGATGGGGTTTATACTCCCGCCTGGTTTCTTGCTTCCAGTCAAAAAGCAAGTGGTGGTGCCAAATGACCCAAAACGTGTGAGTTGGTTCTTGTTTACAACTAAAACAAACAAGTGGCGTGCATGTGCTCGGGAGGTTTGACCGCCTCCCAAACATGCGGGTGTAGTTCAGTGGTAGAACGCTATCCTTCCAAGTTAGATGTCGTCGGTTCGAGTCCGATCACCCGCTTTTTATAAATACAAAAGAATAAAATTATAGGTTTGATGGGAAGCTATGTCCCTAGTAAAGACTAATCAACTAACTAATTTAGATAATGATGGACAGGTTGAAGTCCTGGAAGGATTGCAGATTAATACTTCAAAAACTTTATCAGTTTTAGGACCACTTGCTGATAAAGATGGAGATTTAGGAGAACCTGGACAAGTATTACTATCAACGTCAACTGGAGTTAACTGGGGCAATCCAACTGATCTAAACAATAATTATTTTCTATCATTATTAGATGGTACTACTTCTAATTCTGTAACACTTAGACTTTCTGATAATAACGCAGTACCAGATGATATTAATTTTTTAGGAGATTCAAATTTTAATTTATCTAGAACTGGCGATACTCTCAATATAGGTTTAGTACAAGATATTAGCACAACATCAAACGTTACATTTAATAGTGTTACTTCTAGTGGATCATTAATAACATCTGATTCTCTTGAGAGATCTAATACGAACGCAAAAATTACATGGGATTCAACTCAATCTAGGTGGCAATTTACAAATGATGGAGTTGTTTTTTATAATTTTATTACACCATCAGAAACTTTATATGATGTTGCCAATCAGTATGGATCTTCTGGTGATGCAACGCAATATGAAGTTTTAGGGACACAATTTATCAATGAAAATTCGCAAACTTATTTAAGAGTACAATTAAATAGTGTTTCCAGTTTTAATACTTTACAACAAGTAAAAATATTTGGTGCTACTACTACACCTGTCAATGAGTTGCCTGTTGCTCCCACAGGATCTACAGTTCAGGGTATATCTGAAGAAGCTTTATTTAATAATGTTAATATTCCAAAGTCTTTTTATGTTTATATTTTTGCATCATTTAGATTAGACACTGGTGATATTAGTGATTATAATCAGTACAACACTGCAGTAGAAAACCTTTCTTCAAATCAAATGAATGAAGGCAACTATAATTTGTTGAACATTACTAGAAATGCTGGAAATGGTTTGTTAGTTTATAGAGCAGAGTTTGATACTGCCAACGAAGCTAATATTGCTATTAATAGTTCAAACAAACCTCAGTTTAAATTAGTTCATGTACTAGGACCAAAAGAATTTGATAATGGATTGACAGTATCATTTAAAGATTATTGTGAATATGATATTTCTCCATGGTCAAGAAAGAATGCTGATGGTAGTTACAAAGATGATACAGTTCATTTTCCATTAACACCTCCAGCATCTCCAAAAAGAGGATGGACACTTGCCTCTTTAAGAGAAGTTAATAGAACGGCAAATACAATAACACTTGATGTTCCTGGACTAATTCAAGATACTAGTGGATATACAATTTATCTGTATCATGATGACACTCGTGCATTACAAAATGCAATTGATGCTGTTTATGCTGATGGCACAAAGTTTTTAATTGTTCCAGGTGGAACTTATCTTATTGATCAAATTAAACTTCCCACCACATTTACTCTTCGTGGACTAGATGACAGCACAGTGTTTACAAAGCAATACTGGTCAACTGGCAACTTGTCTTCGTCTCAGTTAAGTGGATTGCAAAATGCTATGTTTATTGGAGAAAATTATGACGCTACACAACCACAAGAAACATGGGGATTGAAAAATTTTAGTTTAAGAGACATGTTAATTGACGGAAATTCTGAGAATCAAATTTTATATCCGTCTAGTGATTTAGGAGTTGAAAGTAATAATGCACTATTGGCATTTCCTAATAGTGAGTTTGTAAGATTGCAGAATGTAAAAGTTAGGAATGGATATGGTCCAGCAATTTATGCAGAAGGATCATTGAATTTTTCTATCTTTGGTTCTTATTTTATTGATGGTATGGATACAGAGAGATATGAAACTCCTTGTGTTTTAATGTCATCTACTGAAAATACTACTATAAACAATACTACTTTCCAAAATTATCCAGGGGAAATAGATCTTACTACTGGAAAAGTTATTTCAATGACTGGTTGTGTTGTTAGAAATTGTGGAACTGGTATTAGAATTTATGGATCTGTAAATACTGATGTTATTGATAACATTGTTCTTGGACCTGCAGACGAATTTATTCCAGTTCCCGATCTGTATGATAGTGATTATGATGGTGTTAATATTTCTGTAACTCCAGGAATAGAAACTCAAACACCAGTTTATCAATATCAACAAAATGGAGAATCAAAAGATCTTACTGATACTGTAGTAAACTTTGAAATATATAATGCTACTGTTTCTAATGGAGTAGAGACTGTTGATTTTAACAACCAACTTACTGCGGTAAAATTTCAAGAATTCAATCCACTTGATGCTAATCTAAATCCATTAGATGATAAAACTTTAGGTCAAATAAGATTTAAATTACCTATAGATCAAACTAATAATATCCCAACAACTACACCTAGTAATTATCTTGTTTATAGAATTGTTGGTATTGATTATATTACGTTAGGAAGTGATATCAATAACGTTGTTGGGACAGGAATAGCATCTGGAAATAATCCTAATACTTATGATGTTAATATTACTAATGAAGCAGTATATAATTCTTTAGCAGTTGGTGATTACATAAAACTGGTATCTCATGATTATAGTCCAAACCCATCAACAGAAGTTTGGAGAATTGAAAGTAAAGTTGCATCCCCAGAGTTCAAAATATCTTTGATTCCATACATAGAATTATCTGATGGAACGTTAAATCCAGGTAGTGGACTTATTAGTGTTAGTGCTAATCCATTGCAACCAACAATTGGTGGTGGGTATTTACAAGTAAGGCAAAATTTTGTTATTGCAAAAGGAGTAGTCTCTGTAGTTCAATAGAGAAATTATAAATACTCCAAGACACTTAAGCATTTGCTATAAAGATTAGGAGCAAAAATGGCAGCTGTAAATAATAATTCATCTGTTGTTGTTATTGGAAGGACTACACCAGTCCCTTCAGGGCAACAAACTTCAGCAAAATCACTTCCTGTAGTTATTGCAAGTGATCAATCTGCAATTCCAGTAGAAGAGCAGAACAAACAACAATCTGAAGTTGCTCTATCTTTATTAGGTATTCCAAGATCTGAAGTTGCTCTTGGTATTTTTGCTGACGTTAATACATATGATGTCAATCCTACAGAATGGACAGCATTTCCTGAGCAATTTACATCATTAAATCAATATGGTCCAGATGGCAGCACTCTTCTGGAAAAGTATGAAGGATATGGTGGTAATCAAGACTGGGGTCTGACACACATTGCTGAAGAAGCAGGTGCTATGATTGAAGCACCTTCTGATGAATACTCTATTCTTACATCAAAAAGATTTTTTAGATACCAACCAGGACGTGTCTCTGCTGCTACGTTTGGTGTTAAAATTAATCGTGGTCCATATAGCATTACAAAAAATGATCCAACATTTGATTCTGTTAGAAACCAATCTTTAAAAAAATATGGTATCTTTGACAAGTTTGATGGATATTATTTTGAGTCAAGGAATGATGGGTATGGTGATAACTTTAGTTGCATAAGAAGAACTCAATCTATTATAAGAGATAACCCTCTTCCTTTTAGTTCTAACGCTGATTATCAATCGCAAGATTATGCTTGGGCTGGTGTTCCTCAAGTTGAATCGGAAACGCCAACCTATCCTCATGCATACGAAGTATTAAAAGCAAACAAAAGATTTCTTCAAGAAGTAGCGGCAGACTTTATTAATACTGAAACAAATTCTTTGGATGGATTGGATGTAGATGCTGGAGGAACTGCTCCTAGTGTTTATCAACCAACTGCTGCTAATTATGATCCTGCTACTGGCAATTTAACACTTACCATTACTAATGGACATGGACATCAAATTGGAGATACTGTTCTTCTTCAACCAGAATCACTAAGATTTACATGTACTAGTGGTCCTACTATAAAATCTTATCCTAGAGCAAGTGGCGAAGATGGAACTGGTATTGGTACAAGCACTAGTGACAATAGAGGAAAACCAGATCCAGCATATAATAATGATTTGAAAATTATTGCTGAGACTGCAAGTACAATTACTATTAATGTAGGAACATCATCTGATACTGCTGCTCATACTTTTGTAAGTGCTGACGCAGATGCAGTAACTGTTTATTCTGCACAAAATGCGGAGTATGATAAGTGTCGTAGAGACTCTGGTTTAGTTATTGAAGGCATTCTCCACGATCTTAAGTATGGTGGAAATGCAAGCACAGTCTTTAATACTTTGAGGTTCTTTAATAAATCAGATTTAGATAATATTAGATTATATGTTGACGATCCTGCAATAGAAGTTGCAAGATACACCGCAGTTTTGAATAGTATTAGTGATATTTTTGGTCTATCAAATGAAATTTATTTCACTCCAGGACCCGCAACAACTTATAATCCAGCAACGGGTGATTTAACTCTTGATATTGGAACTAATAATCTTGTTCCAGGACTAAGAGTTCAATTAGCACCAAATTCTTTAACATTTACTTGTGCATTAGATCCATCAAAAGAAAAAACTTATCCAAGAGCAAGTGGTGAAGATGGAACTCTTGTAAATCCAGGATCAAATAACAATATTGGAAAACCAGATCCTGCATACAATACTGCTGTTGAAATTACTGCTAGAACGGCAACAACAATTACTGTTAAGGTTGGTACTTCTTCTGATACTTCTGCTCATACTTTTGTAAGTGCTGATGCAGATGCAGTTAAGGCATACCAACCTACTTATTTTACTCCTCAAGTAAGTGGAACTTCTTATGATCCAGCAACTGGATTGTTAGTTTTAAATATTGGTTCGCATAGTATTCAACCTGGCACTTCTGTTCTTCTTCAACCAGAATCTTTAGGATTTACATGTACTTCTGATAGTAATACTGTTACTAAATTGTATCCTAGAGCAAGTGGAGAAAATGGAATTGGTATTGGAACTAGTAATAGTGATAATACTGGTAAGGCAGACCCAGCATACAATAGAGGTGTAAGAGTTGAATCTGTAACAGCAACAACAATTACTATTGATGTAGGAACATCATCTGATACAGCTGATCATACTTTTGTGAGTGCTGATCCTAATGCGGTCATAGCATTTGCTCCAACTGCTCCATACTTAAGTCCTTTAAGAGGATATAGTGCATATGCTGGTATATCTGGAACCTTACCTAGCGTTGAAAATGGTGCGTATTCTGTTGTTAGTGGTCTAATTAATATTCTTACAACTGCACTTACTGGAACTGGTAACTATAGTTCTATTCCAGATCCAGTTGGTTCTGCCGCTGGTGAAATGTGCATTTACAGAGATGGATTGGTAATGACTCATGCAGCTGCATTTGATCCATCACTATTGAAAGAGAAAACCTCGTATCAAATTATAAGTTTGTTCAATGATAATGTTAATTTATGGATGAGAATTAAAATTCCAAGAAGAGCAGAACTTCTTCAACTTGGTCAAGGAATTTATTTTAACAAAAATGCATCTACAAACAACGTTAGAGATGGATCTGAAAATGTTTTACCAGACGGATCTATTTGGCATGTTTTTGCAGTAGGAAATATTACTAGTGATAATTTTGGTGTTTATCAGGAAGTTAGATTATCTAAGCATCCAAATAACGAAGAAATTTATACCGCAGTTGGTGGAGGATCTACTTCTAATTCATCTAATCCATGGGTTAATAATTCTACAAAAGCATATCCAGATGCAGAAGAGTTTGTTATTGAAGAACTTGTTGATGAAAATGATGTACTAATACCTTTCTCTGCAGGTTCAGACACCTTAGATATTTCTGCATCAGGGTTTACACTTCAAACTCCAGTACCATTCCTTCTACCAGATGATTCTAGAAAATATAAAGGACAGAATTATACAGATGGATCTTTAAACGATCAAGCTAATTCTTATTCTGATGGAGCATTCCCTTACTTATATCCATCTGGTGCTACACCAGATGATACAAATGCATCTGGATATATTGATTCTACTCTCGGTGGTAGTACAGGCATTTCTACACTAAAACAACAATTTAATTATGTAAACAAAAGATTGTATAAGAATTGGGTTTGGTTTAATGTAGATCCAAGATACTATAAAGTTTATGAGTATCGTGTCCCTCGTTCTAGAATGAGTGGTGAAAAACTAAATGGTATTACAACTGATATTGTTTATAGTGATAATGTATTAGATAAGAGAGCAGGTGACCCTGTACAAGATCCTACAACACAAGATCAATTGCAATTTGAAAGTGTTTGGGATTTAGATCCAACCAAAGTTACCATGTATAAGATTGAATTCTCATGGTATGGTGCTGTTGGTGCTACTTTCCTTGCATATGTTCCTGTAGGCAATGGTGAAGCAAGATGGGTAAGAGTTCATCATTTAAGAGCATCTAACCAATTAAAGGTTGCTTCTCTTGGTAATGCCACACTTCCAATTACGTATATGGTATATGGTGGAGGAAGTCAAAATAGATATGGATATCAAAATTCTGATAGAAAATTTAATAATTCTTCTGGATATGGATCGCTTTCAGAACAACTTGTTAAGTATGGTGCATCATATTATATTGATGGTGGCGATAGAGGAACTGTAAGACTCTTTAGTTATGCATCAGAAACACTAAAAGAGATTGGTGGATCTAAGTATCTAATACAAGCATCTCAGAATCCTAATCTGTTTGATAGTGCCAACACAAAATTAGATGTAGCTCCAGGAAGTACTTATGTAAATGCTCCTGCTATTACAATTGCTAATACTAATGGTGCTCCTCCTATCAGTGACTACTATATTAATGCTAGAGTTATTACTGGTAGTGCAATTGACCAAGACATTAGAGTTGTTTGGGCAGATTCTTCTAATGGAAGATTATATTTAAGTAGAAACTTAACTGCAACTACTGGTGATATATCTTTAGTGGTTGATAGATCACAACCTCTTGTTGGCATCAAGTGTAGAAGAGAAATTAATGGTGTTAGAAACAGAGTTCAAATTTATCCAACAAGACTGGCAACTGGTCTTACTAATGTATCTGAATCTGTTGCTATTCAATTAATCAAATCTCCATTATTCCAAACATTTGATGTTCCAGAATCTGGAGCAAGTATTTCTGTTAACAGCGCTATTAATATTGGTAAGAGAGGAAAGAAAATTATTCTACCTTCTACTGATATTACTGAAACTGGAACTTATTTGCTAGAGGGTCAGAAAACTTATGGTTACTTTAGATATACTTTAGTTAATGATACTTCTGGCGTTGCATCTACAGCTCTTGGACTACTTGAAAAAACTGATGGAGAATATTACTTTAGTGCTAGTGAAGTAAGTATTAATGAACTCAATATTAGAGGAACATTCTTAAGAATTAAAAACTGGTCTGGACCTGGACCATCTGATCCAGATCTTACAACTACTGTAGAAAACTCAACGTTTAACGGATTCTTTACTTCTTCCTTATCAAGACTATCTGCAGTCGCCATAGATACTGAACAAAGATCTCCAATTCCTGGAACTGGTACTGTTGTTACTACATTATTTGCACCAAATACTGGTGAACAATATGAATTACAACCATATTTTGATTACAACAAAGACTACCTATCATTCCCATTAACTGATTTAGTTGATTCTTTATATGTCTGTGCATCTTCTAAATCATTCTATAATGATGGAGATGGAACTGGTTCTTATGGAAAACGAGCAGAAATTTTAGCAAGTCTTACTTGGGAGGAGCAGTGATACATGGCAAGAGACATTAAAGTTGGTAATGATAAAAGACCAGCTCCTTTAATTAATCAAAATGTCCCGTTGTACAATCTAACAACGGGACAAATATTAACTGATGAAGGTGGAACACCTATTGTATCTGCTGAAGATACATTTTTGACTTCTGAAGCTTCATCTGCTAAAGCAACTTCTATTGTATATACAGATGAACCCAAAATTACCAAACAAAAAAATGTAAAGTTGAGTGGTAAAAATTTTAATGCAACTGGAAATATAATAACTGCAGAACCTGGAACAGGATTGTTTACACAAGAATTAAATATTGGTGATAAACTTTTACTTCCAACAGGATTTACTGGATCTACTAGAGTTTATGAAACTAGAACAATAACAAGTGTAGACAATAATGATACATGTCAAATTGCTACTGCTGTCACACAAAATTTAGAATTGTTTGGTGAACTAATAAAAATAAATTTTTTTACTGCTAATCCAAATTTAAAAATAGAAGAACAATTTCCTACATTTACTGAAGTAAGTACTACAATTTTAGGTTATCCTAAAGCAGAAGAACAATTGGGATTATTTTCTAATGTATCTACTTACGGACTAGATGAAGATGAATTTATTTTTTATCGTAGAGATAGTGGAGACTCCAATGGTGGTGCCTTATGGGAAAATAGAAAGAACAAAATATATGGAGATCATTATAGATCAAGAGCACGTGAAGTAAAAGAAGAAGCTGCAATTGCGTTAGAATCATATAGAGTTCCATATGGATATCCATATGGACCTAGAGATGGAGCATTTTCTTCTGAGTCATATGTTAAATTTAATACATTTTTGAAAATAGGTGCATTACTTTATGATGAATATAAAGATTCTAATCCAGAATATGCGCTAAATTTTCTCCCGTATGTTCCAAATCATGTAGAACTATTTGATGTAGAAGATGGTCCTGATGTTCAGACTGATGAACTTGGAAATACAATATTAAGTTTTGAAGATGGGGAAACAATTACAAGAACTGATACTGGTCAAGTTATTGGTACAGTAAAACTCTATAGAATGGTTGATAGAGTTATGCATTTTAATGAAGATATTGGATATGTGTTTACTAATAGTCAACCAACAGTTGAATTTATACCAATTGAAGGATCACAATCTGGATCTACTGCAGAAATTAGATATGATATGACTTATGGTAGTAGTGATTTATATTTTTCTAACTTTATTACTCCATTAAATCCATATTACAATTCAAATGAAGAATTGTTTGCGCAAATTGATACTTGGACTGAAGTTTATAGAAAAATGATAAAGGGAGAATTTCTTCGTCCTAATCTTTCTCCTCTTGATGCTGACTATGTTCAAAATCTAAGTAAAATTTTAACTTATATACAACAACCGCTTGGACTTATTGGAACAATATTGTCAGATGAGTTATCGCGTCCAGGATATTCAACTGGATTGCAAACAAGAGGTTATCTTGAGTCTAGAAAAGCTTTTAGATATCAACCAGGAAGAATTAGTGGTTATACTTTTGGTGTAAGAGCATCTAATGATGCTAGAGATGATAATAACGTTATTATTGAATGGGGTATTGGTAATAATACAGACGATTTAGTTTTTCAAATTAGAGGATCTAACTTTAGTATTGTAAGAAGAAGTATTGTACCTCTAGAAGATGAAGTACTAGAAGAAAATAAATTAAATCCTGAGGATCAAGTTTTAATAACAAAAGATACTCAAAACAATTCATTTAGTGGACTTGATAATAAACGAGTATATGAGACTGTTATCTCTAGAGATAAATGGAATGGAGATCAATTGAATGGCAATGGTCCGAGTGGATATTTATGGAGTGCTGAAAATGTCACTATGTACAAGATTGAATTTGGTTGGTATGGTGCTATTGGTGTTCAATTTTATGCATATGTTCCTGTAAATAATGGTGAAGCAAGATGGGTTAAGTTACATAGACTTATTATTGAGAATAAACTTGGAAAACCTTGTATGGGAGATCCATATTATAAATTTAGATACTCTCTTGTAACACTTGATCACATTAATGTTACTACACCTCAATACATATACAAATATGGAACATCCTGTTATATTGATGGAGGTGATGAAGGAACACTTAAGGTTGGATCTGCTACATCAGCATTGAAGACTGCACCTCTTGAATCTGGTGGAGCTGAATTGTCTACTACTGTAGTAGCAATTCAACCAAAAACTACGCTATCTAATTCTTTAGGTGAAATTATTAAAAATAAAAAACAAATATTTCCTAGAAAATTATCTGTGTCATCTTCTGGACTTACAGAAATAACAGTTGTAAAGTGTAAAGCATGTCCTGGATTTTCTCATACTTATCAACCAAATTTAAACTCTGGATATTCTGGTGATGAAAGAACATTTGTATTTCCTGCTATTTCTGGTGGATATGATAGGAGTAAAGTAATATTAAAAGAATTAACAAAAGAAGTTACTACATCTTCTGGAAATACAATAACTCTATCTGATGTTAACTTCATCAGGATCGGAGATATTGTTGATCTTAATAATAGCATTTCTGAAATACCATCTGAAACAATTATTACCGATATTGATACCAATACAAATGTAGTTACTTTAAGTAATTCGTTAACAAATGTATATACTGGAAACGTTCAAATACAACCTGTATTTTTAGATCAAGATTTAAAAGCAAAGTTGATTGCTTCTAGAATATATAACACATATATTTTAGAATATGATAATAATAGTTTATTAAGTATTGGTGGACAAAACGTATATACTGCAGTAAATTTAGGAACAATTGATAGCGAAGCAGTTGCTGGAACTCAACAATTTAAATTAGAAGATTACTTAATCAGTAGAACAATACCTGATTTCTTTAGACAAGGTTTTGGTTTTGCTTTATATCCTTCTGAATTTAATGGTAGATTGTCTAGATATAATGCACTAGCCGCTTCACCTATTCCTGTAGTTGGAACAAAAAATACATTATTATTCTTATCAAGTGAAAAAACTGACCAAGGATCATATTCTAGTAATCAATTTGCAGATTATAAAATAGGAATTACTTCTTTAAGACCAGAATTTGATGGAGTTGATACAATAAATTGGTATGACTCTCAAGGTAATCCTAGAGAATTTACAGATGATTATAAATTATTTGCAGAAAGATTTTCTGAAGGAATTAGTCGGGATTTGGATGGATATGAACGAGGTGAATTTAGTAGTGTAAATGGTCAACAACGAGCATTTACAATTGATTATAGAATTCCTCAACCAGACGGACCAAACACTGGGTCTTGTGCTTATGTAAAAATAACTACAGAACAAGCTCAGTTTATTCAGTGTCAACAGGTTTATGGAACTGAGTTACCTCTTGCAGATGTTCAAGCAAGTAATCCTACTTTTGATCCAAATGCATATTATATAAGATCAACATCGTTCCCTTTTAATTTTAATCCACAAAATGCTGAGGTTGGATTCAATCAAAGTGATCCACAAAATGCTGTAAATCCACCAGTAAATGGATCTGGAATTCGTTTTGATTCTGATATAATAACTTATAGTGATTCTTCATCTGATCCACAAAATCCTGTTACTTATAAACTTATTAAATTAACAGGTAATCTTCCTGGACAACCTCAAACTAATATCACTACTCTTATTATATGGTATATTCCTATATCTCTTGAGAGTTTTAGGAAGTTAGCGACAAAAGCTTTTGATTATAATCCATTCCCATTATACTTTTTTGTTGAGATGAAAGATGGTGCTAGAGCAAACGGTCTTGAGATAAAAGAAGAAGGAGAAAATGTTAACTCATATAATCCTAATTGGTTTGTGTCTAAAAGTATGACTGTTACAAATGAAGATATTGAAATTGGTCCTATTGGAAATACAACGGTGACAACTGGAAGTTTAAATGAAGCACCTCCAAATTTTGTTGATAGTGATAGGTTGTCATCTGCACTTATTGATGTTCAAAACCAAGCACAGTTAAGACCATATGAAATTATTGATAAAATTTATATCGGACAAGGAACAAAAACAATAGACTATGATAAAATATTTGATTTTGATAAGGAAACTATTACACCAGATCTTCTAAATACTACAGCATACTTCTTTTTAGCAACATCAAAAGAAACAGATCCAAATAATGATAGAAGTATACAAGGAACATTAACTTACGTAGAGCAGTAAAAATATGGCTATTAAAAATGATAGGATATTTGGACTTTCTGCTTCTTTATCACTTGCTGATATTCCAGATAGAAATACGGCTTTAGTAAACCTTGGTATTGATAAAAAAGATCTTGAAGTTATTAGAGATATATCTATTTCTGGATTTGACAGAGATGATCTTCAGACTATTTCTAATTTAGATGTTCCTGTATGGAAAACTTTTGATAGATACATAAACGATGTTACAACCTACTCAGGTCTTTTATCTGACTCTGGTGGTGCTGATTTTCAATTAAGAGGAAATCTTAAAGTTGCTGGTGGAATTGGTTCTACTGCTTTTAGGTATCCTATACTAGATACAGAACCAGACCCTGCAACCCCTGGATCTACGCCTGTCTTAAAATGGGGTGACATCTCTACATCAAGAGTAAGTTCGTGGAGCACTATTGGTAATACCATTTCATATGGTGCTGATGTAGAAATTGGTGGAACTTTAAAAGTTGGTAAGATAAAAACAAGAACGATTGCAAATACAAAACAATTTGATTCTGAAGTCCCAACTCATAGAATTAAGATTAATTTAAATGGAGTTGACAAATACATCTATGCAATGAAAGGTATACCAATTAAATTTACTGGATACTTTAGAAATTTTTTGGCAGAAATTGAAACCAACGGAGGAGTGTCTACAAGTTGGAGAGTCATATCAACTTCAGGGATAGAAGACTTTCCAAACCTTGGAAATAGATTGGATTATAAAAATCCACTTGCAGATCAAAGAACTATTGAAATATATAAAAATCCTCTTCAAATTACATCTATATCTATTTCCAATAGCAACATAAGATCACTTCCAAAAATAAGATTTGATAATTTAAATACTTTGATTTTCCAAAACAATGGACTCGTAGATTTTCCAGATGTAAATTTCTTAGCACTTTCTTTAGAAAAATTAGACTTACGTAATAATAAATTCTTTAATTCTAGTAACGCAGATGAAAGAAGATTAAATCAAAACATTGCTGATAAATTACCAAATACACTTAGAGAAATTTATTTACAAAATTGTTTTGTTGGTGGCATTGAACAAGGAATTTTTACAAAATTTGAAGATCTAATACGTTTAGACATAAACACTCCTGGCAGCACTAGTAATATATTCTATCCAGATAGCACAAATCCTACTGGAGAATTGCCTTTCTTTTTTGGTGATATTAATAATACTGATACGCATAAACTTAGATTTTTAAATGCGTCTTATAATGACTTTAGAAGCATAGGATCACCAAATAATACAAACAACGAACTATCAATAGAACAATTAAATTCTTTAGAAACATTAAGTGTATTTTTAAATCGTAATCTAGAAAAAAATAATTTTCAAATCGCTAGTAATAATATTAAATCAGTTAATATTGGGGCTACTAGACTCAGTTGTCCCAACATGCAAAACAAAGGTGCTTTAGTTTCATTTTCTTCTACATTTAATACAATTGGATTTGGATCTTTGTTTAATAACTGGGATGGAACTTTACCTGAACCAACAGGACTAACAGATGCTTCTTATAAGTTTAGTGGATGTACAAGTCTTGAATCACTTTCTTTGTATGCAAATACTTCTGTATCTGGATATATTCCAAAATTTATAGGGAACAGAAGTCTAAAAACTCTTGATCTTCGTTTTTGTAACAATTTAATTGCAGGAAGACCAGAAAAAGGGACAGATATAAAGTGTTTATATGATGACACTTTTATTGATTCTGTATCTCTTACAAATTTTTACTTAAGTGTAAATAATGTAAATTTTGCTGGTCCTGTAGATGTTAATACTTTCCTTCCTGTAGAAGATACTCTTAGAAATCTTCGTTTGTATGCGGCAGGAAGATTTACAGGAGCATTTCCAAACTTAGAAACTTGTAATGCATTAGTAGATGTTAGAAGTAATGGTCAAGGATGGTCATCTACACTACCAAACTTTGCTAGTGCAAATGGTATAGTAAATATTTTCTTGCAAGATAATAATTTTACAGGCAATTTACAATACACTAGTAAATCTTCCTTGAGTTACATAAACGTTTCAAATAATAATCTAGATTCTATTTCTAGTGGTTTTAATGTAGTTAATTTAAAAACTTTACTTGCATCCTCCAATAATTTTACTGGTAGTTTGCCTAATTTAGGAGTGTCTTGTCCTAATGTAGAAATAGTTGATTTGTCTAACAATCAATACACTAGTTACGCTAGGAGTTCTGGACTTGAGTTATTATCAAAATTAAAATCTTTAGATCTTTCTGTAAATTCATTATCTACAACTGCAGTTGATAATATATTATTTGATCTTGTTGATAATTACAATGCATTTACTCGTGGATCTGTAGTAGTTAATTTAAGTGGATCAAATGATTCTCCTTCTCCATACCCCGTAACGCCTGGAATCATATCTGCATTTGATCCTATCAATCAACCTACGATTGAAAATGGTGTGATAACTGGGTTTGGTAATAATATTAATGTCCCTCTTAATTACTTCCCTGTAAATCAAAGTTATACGTTTAATCTTAGTGGTGGAAGTGGAGTATCATCTCAAATAAAATTTGATGTTTCTTCTAGTTATGATGAAAATGCTGTTACGCAAATATCAACTTCATTTAGCGCACCTAGAAATATTCAATCGCAAGGTATAGTTGATGGTTTGGGAACTTATAATGCCCCATCTTCTCCATATACTTCTGGTAATTTTACAGATCAAAATCCACCAGCAGGAGGTGTTGCAGCCTCTGTTACTATTACTACTGATGTAAATGGTGAAGTTACTAATGTAGGAATTTTATCTGGTGGTGAAGGATATATTGTAGGAGATACTATTACTGTTCAAAATACTATTGTAATTGATGTTACTAGTGTTTCTGATACTCTATCTCCATACACTAGTGGAACATTTGCTGATGAGAATCCACCAACAGGTGGTAGTGCATCTCAAGTATCTGTTTCTGTTGATGGTAATGGAAAAGTAACAGGAGTAACTCTAGTTTCTGGAGGGGCAGGATATACTGCGGGAGATACTATCACTATACAAAATGATGTTACTGTTAGTGTTAGTTCTGTTATTGAGAGATATTATAATAGTGCAAATTATGCTGTAACAATAAATAGTGGTGGAGCTTTTTATTCTGTTGATGATCAATTAACAACACCATCAAATATTAGATTTGAAGATATAACTGGAAATATAATAACTAGAGAATTGAATTTGACAGTTCAAAGTATTACTTCCGTAGTAGACACTAGTGTCTTTGTTGGTATTGCAGCAGCAGAATTTTTAAGATCAAAAGGTTGGTCAGTTCAGATAAGTAACTAATGGCAATAACAGCTAATCAAGGATATGTCAGGAATTTAAATTTAGAAGAAACTCCTGACAAAACTCTAACTATAAACAACTTAGGTGGAGGTAGCATTTCAAGTGACCTCTCAGTTTTTTATGCCAATACTAAAAATTCAACTAAACTTTTATATAAACCAGGCGAAGAAGGATTTTCTGTATCTGTTTTAGGACAAAGTACTTTATTTACTTTTGATCTTTTGTCTTGTTATGGAAATGGTGATGTAATAAACTTTAAAGGTGCAAGAAAAATTAATGATATTGTATATGATTATGTAAATGATGAACTAACAATTACATTTAGTGGAAATCATAATTTAAATAATAATTCTATTGGCAGTAGAATGACAATAGTTGATTCTTATTTTGATGGTCCATCCCCTACATTTTTTAATGACAAAGGATTTTTAATAAAATCTATTACTTCTGTTAATAGTTTAGTATTAGAAGATACTGGGTATTCTGATAGATTTACTAATCCTCCTGGAAACTATGCTCCATCTGTTAATCTTCCTCCAGATCAAAATACTAGATATGTTTATGCTATAAACGAATACTTACCTCTACCAAGTCCTTTATCATATAGTCAAAAATACTATGTTGTTTTGTCTAATGGAACTGATAGATTTCAAATTGCAACAGAATATGTAAGAGGTCAATTAGTCAATCCAATTTTATTATCTGACCCTGTAGATAACCCATTAGTTTTCCAACGTACTAATGAAGTCACCCAACAAAATTTAATTAATCTTGTATTTCCAGACTCTGAAAATGTAGTAGAAGAAACACAAGAATTTTCATTTTCAAATAATATTAGATTTAGAAGCATTAATGATAATTTTAATTACCTTGAAAGTATATTAGACTCTTCTAATTTCTTTAAGCAAACAAAATATGTTAGATCAATTAATAATGTTTTTTCGGAAAATCCTATTAAAATTGAGGGAAGTTTAACTACTATTGATCCAGATAATTTTAATGATGGAACGGCAGAAATATTTGGAGAAACAAGTCCTGGAGTTTTTATTCTTGATCCAAATTCTTCAAAAGAAAATATTATTAAGTTGCGATCATTCTCTGACAACACATCACCATGGGAACTTAACACGTCTACATTAGAATATTCTGCTGCTTCTTTAGGTGCTGGAAGCGATCCAACTCAACAAGAAATGAGTATTGGTAACATGATATTAAAAGGAGATCCAATTTCTGTTGACAATATTCAATCTGTGGTTGTTGAAAGTGCTCCTAATATTATTCCAAATCAAAAGTTTACTCACAAACTTCCAGTCCTTATTAATGGTGAAGAATATAATTTACTTTTAACTGATTCAGCTACCTAGTAAAATGTAAAAATTGTTTCCTTCCACATCTTCTATTGGTAGATACTCAGTTACATTTTCGTTGTTGTATGTTATTACATTTCCAGCAATATTGGTATCGTGTTTGATTTCTAAAGCAGAGTAAGTTACTTTTGAATCATTATTTAATACCCCTCCACCATTACTAGTAAAATCATTCACTAGTGCCACATCAAATGGTGTAGTTAAACCAGAAGCATTTGCAGAGAATGGAGGTGATGTATCAGTAGGTTTAAAACATACCTCTTTGTTTACATCTGTTGCTGTAAATACAATATTTTTAATCTTTGCGGGGTTGTATTCTAGACCAGATAATAATGCAGGGTCTCCACCAATGCCAGTAATAGTTAATGTGTTTCCGTTAATGTTAGTTACTTGAACTCTGCTATACAACTCATCTGCTGTTCCATCCAATCTTTGAGCAAAGTTTACGGATGGAAATGCATGTACAAACATGTTTGTTGTAATGCCAGTAACATCGTCTAAAAGAATATCAACACTATTTGAAGTTGTATCAGTTTGTGATGCTAGTAATCTTGCTTTTAAAACTCCCTGACAGAAATTTTTTAAACCATTATCTACAAGACCTGTTGTTTCATAAACATAAAATAATTGGTTTCCTATTAAAGTAGTATTAGAATCTTTTAATAAGATTGTTGTTCCGTTATATTCACTTGACAATCTTCCTACTGCATTAATGTTTGAGATGTTGGCAATACTATCATCATATAAAAAAGAAAGACCATTAGATAAAACGATTTGATTTTCTTTGATATCTGTAAGGTTGAATTCATTTGTTATATTATCAATTCTATTTTCATAAACATCTCCTGTTCCATATGCAACTAACCCTCTGTGATCAACAAAAGTTAAATCTGTATTAGTGGTAGTTTGAGTAGGAGATGGATATATTTGTATACTATTATTAACTACAACTGTTACAACTCTAGTTCCTGACTGAATACCTGGACCAAATACATAATTTCCAGTTTCTATTCCTTCAGTTGAACTTGGTAAATTATTTGAAATACTGATGGTGTCTACGCCACTCGTAATATTACATCCACTTATTATATTTTCTACATCTGTTCTACTATTTGGAAATTTGTAATATGAAATAATTGGATTTATATTATTTACATTGCTATAACTATCTCCAATTCCTGGAGTTTGACTTTCAAAAGTTCCTTGAACATCTCCAATAGTTCCTTTTAATCCTACCTCTGTTCCGCCAACACTAATAGAGTTGTCAACAAATTCTTTAAAATCTCCGATGTCGTAGTTTTGAAAATAATTTTTCCCGTATAAAAGTTTGTAGTTAATATTTGTTGAAACGCTAGATGATGGAGGTATTAAATTAAATTCAATTTTTTTATCTATAAATCTATTTTCTGGAACAGATTCTTGATCTACGAACAAAGTTATTCTTATTTTATATGCTTCCCAAGCTACTAAAGAACCTAAAGAAATAGAATTTGATTCATTAGTTCCAAGAGATTGTGATGTTCCATTAATAACTGCAGTTTCTAAGTCGTTTGATTGATCTAGTTTTGTTTTGTCTACTAGTGTAGTTAGTTTTGTAAAATCATAGTTGTTATAATCATATGTATCTTTACTTGGATTATAAGTAAAATCTCTTGATTCAGTTTTGTCGTCAAATTCTACTTTTAGAAAACAATTTGTCCTTATTACTAATGTATGGTCTCCATCAACAAATGGTTTGATGTATCCTTCCCATTGAACTGCTCCAAAAGAAGTGGAAGTTTCTGTTGTAAATTTGGATCCAAAAAGAAAATCGCCAAATCCCCATTCGTTATCTGATTTTAATACTAGGTTAGAATTTATACCAGTAAAGTCACTTGATGCGTCTCCAGGAGTTGTTCTTATGATTGCTTCTGTATCGTAATAAGTTGCATCAAGTCCATCACCACCATAGAAAAATGGATTTGCTGTGGTAAAGTATGCTTTATCAAATCTATTTGATAATGTAATTAGAGGATCGTATGTTCTTAATTGACCATTTGACGTTAATTTTTTAACAGTAATATCTGAGACAGATTCAAATGTTGAATTTGTTACATTTGTTAAGTTTATATTTTTTATTACATTTAAATCTTCTGTAGTAAAAGTTTCCGTGCCTGTAGCAAGACCAGATAAAAGGTTGTTGAGAGCTAGAGTTTTATCAGGAACATCAGATAAATTCAAGTCTCTCTTTAATCCAAATTTGTTAAACCTTTTCTTTGCCATTGTTGGAGAGCACCTATCATGTTTATTTATTGATAAATAGTAATGCCTTGCTTCTCATCAATGGTTATTAAAAAACCATTAGAAGAAAGGGACCATGATGAAAAGAAAGAATGGTTAGGTGATTTGGTTAAAGTAGTGATACTAATTTGGTCCGCTTCACTTCTAACATTTTCGTATGTTCGTCTTCCAAATGGTCAAAAGATTTTAGACTTTGATCCTACGTTTATTGCTTCTGTTTTTTCTGGATCTTTAGCTGCATTTGGATTAAGCCCTGCTAAAAATGGCGGTGGTGCAAATGCCAAAGTAGTACAGAAAAAAGAACCAGAAGTTATTTCCGCTGTGGAGACAAAGAAAGATGCAAAAATTAATTAATATTGTTGCTTTACTATCAGGACTGGTATCCTTATCAGTCTTGGGTGGAGCATTTTATTTGTATAAAAACGTTGACACTCTTGTTGAAGAAGCAAGAGAAAAAGCAACTGAAGAAGTAAAAAAAGCAGTTATGGATGCTGTTCCTGGAATTGTTGGTGGACTGATGCCAGAAATGCCAGAGATGCCTAATATGACTGGGGGTATTGTTAACGAATCCTCACAAAATTCTGTGCCTAATGTTACTGGAGGTGTTATACCTTTTTAAAATTTATTAAATATATTTTAAATTAACATTAAAAACACTATGGCTAGTTCTGGATATAAAAAAAAGGGAATCGTCAACAACACAAATAGAGATGCTGTTGATAAATTCTTTCTATACGTTGCTTTTCATTCTGCCTGGACTGCTGTGGTAAATTTTTTCCGTGACTAATGGAAATTCCCGAAATCAATACTAATGTTATTAGTATTAGATCTTTAGACATACCAAAAATTACTGACTGGTCATTCAATCAGTCAGTAATTCCTAGTGCTTCTCCTGTAACTGTGTATATTGGAGTTCCTATTGTAGACGTACCTGGTTGTGTAGAAGCTCATGAAACTAACAACCCTAAAAACGACAATCTAACTACAGATGACAAAAGAGGTACTCTTACGTTTTGTGACTCTGGCTATCCCAGTTTTAATCCTATTAATTTTGAACCTGAACAGATAATACCAACCTCACCTGCACCTATACAAACGAGAAGTCCAGAAACTAAAACACCAAAATTAGATTTACCTAAAGAGGTATCAAAACCTATACCTTCTGTTGCTCAACCTATTTGTCCTACTAGAGCACAGGAGTTAAAAAATCCTATAGGAACAATATTACAAGGAAACAAAAAGATTGTAGGATATGAATTAGTTGGAAAAGAATGTATTGAAGTTACTGAAAATCTTGATATACCTCAACAAATAATCAATAACATACCTAATGCTGGTATGGTTACCACAACATCTACTATTGCAGTTGTTGCAACCACCTCAGCATTAATGGCAAAACCACTTGCAGATATTCTTTTGAAAGTATTGAAACCAGCAATTAAAAAAATACTTAAAAAAGTTTCTAAAATTAGGGGTAAAGAACCTGAGATTTTATCTGTAAAGGAACGCCAAGATCTTCAGCGTTCTTACTCACACGCTTTGAGGTCTTTGAAAGGGAAGGAATAGTATGTCTATGTGGTTTAATCTCTGTAACATTTTGAACTACGACATCAGCACAGATTTTATAATAAGGACTGCGAGGATGAAAACTAATCCCTTGCTTCATTAATTCGCCACAATTTTTAAGTCTGGCAATTTCAAAGTCCAATCTCTTATTGGCGGTTAGTTGCTGCTGTAAGGCGATTTGAGTCGCTGCTGCTTCTTTACACTGATCTTGTAGTTTCTTGTCTTGTGGGATGCTCCAGGTGGCACTCACGCCCAATGAAAGGTTGTATGTATCTTTCTGTCCTGTCCTTACCTTTTTTCTAAAAATAATATCACCTGGATTATCTAAAATACCATCACCCATTGGTCTACCATCATCATCAAAGGCGCCAAAATTATCTGTGACATCATAAACTGGATCATAGTAATATGGTTCATATGGTTTTTGTGCTGACGCAGCACCAGTAACATATGGTGTGATGTTTAGAGTAGGTCCCTGACACTGGATCCCACCGCCATAAGTGTTTGTGATGTATGGACCTTGTAAAACTTGTATTGCTTGATTAGTAACACTACCTGAAGAGTTAGCAACAGGAGCAGCTGTGGCGCTAACACCACCAACAGTCTCAGCGATCGCTTTAGTTGGGGATAGTAATCCAATTAAAATTGCTCCTGTTACTGTTGGAATATTGAGGTTGTGTCTGTTATTGATTCTACTGTTGTTTCTCTTTGAATAATTGTTTGATTTACTAATCCAGGACCAGAATAAGTTTCTGTAAATTGAAATGCCCCTCCTTGAGTGTAGATTTCCCAATTGGGTCTCTCTGTTGCTCTGAGTCCTGTCCATCTAGATGTCACCCCGTTAATAGTTTGATTTTGTTCTGATACTCCACTTGGAGATAATGGAGAATTTGTTTTTATATTATTTCCAGTAACTGAGTATTGCCACCCAGTTTGATAGTCCATTGAATTAATTGTTTCTACTACTGTACTTCTTGTTTCTGTATGACTAGTCATTGAACCTTGAGAAAAATTAGGAACAACAGGAACTGCTCCAGATGGTTGAAGCAGTCCATGAATTGCCCCTAAAATCAATCCTAATATGATAGATTCATTTAGACGATACATTTATCTTACAGTAATATCACTAACAAATTGTCCTGTTGCTGTAGTTCCTGCCCCACCAGCAGTCAAAGTAATTGTTCCTGCGGTGTCAATAGTTCCTGCAAGTGCTCCAGCAGTTCCACCAACTTGCGTAGTTGTGTTACCATAGAGGTTTGCAGTATCAATCTGCCCAGAAGATAATGCTGTTTGTGTGGTGACTACAGTATCTCCAATTAATTGATTCTCTGAAAAACTAAATGCCTGACCATCATTATTGATTGCATAAGAACCAGCATTGATAGTTGCAGGTGCAGTTGCAGAACTGCCAGTAAGACCACCAAGAGTAGTAACTGCGATGTTATCGCCTGATACAGAATAAGAAGAACCAACTCTGGTAGACTGTACTGCAGGACCTTCTACTGAAAGTTGAACTGATGAAGAAATTTTATGTGTAATATCGGCATGTGCTGGTGCCGCCATCAATAACATTGCAAATGGAATTAATTTTCTCATAATTTCCATTTAATTGGATCCGTATTTATTTATGTTTTGACCACCTGATAAACTGGCACACTCTTAGCTTGACGAAACTTTACGTTTCCTATATAATATTGTCACACTTCGTTACAAAACAAATGACTGTTACTAAAAATGAGTTTGGACAAATGAATATGTTTGCCAAGGAACCTTCTATGTACATGACGAAGGAAGATCTTGAGCGTTATGGTATTGAACCTTATGCTGAGAAGGCAGAAAAAGCAAATGGTCGCTGGGCAATGCTTGGTATCGTTTTTGGTGCTGTATCATATGCTCTTACAGGAAACTTATTTTTTGGAGTGGCTTGACAATGGTAGCACTTTCCTTTACAATCATATCCGTTGCCTGGTTCGTTCTCCTGGCAGCATCTGTTGAAAAAATCTGCGAAACTTACTAATGTCTTTTACTATCACCGTTCAATCTGCTGAAGGCGATTCTACCTTCCAGTGTGAAGATGATCAATACATCCTTGACGCTGCTGAAGAAGCAGGTGTTGATATAAATTATTCTTGTCGTGCTGGTGCTTGCTCTTCATGTGCAGGTAAACTTGTCAGCGGCAGTGTAGATCAAAGCGACCAATCTTTCTTGGATGATGATCAAATTGAAGAAGGTTTTATCTTGACATGTGTATCATATCCCACTAGCGATTGTGTTGTTCTTGCTGACCAAGAAGAGAACCTTTACTGATGCGTTATACTGAAGATGCTCTCATTAAAGCACATGCTGCTTTAGAATGGGATATTACTAATGATGATATTGTTGTAGAGATCGGTGGTACATCAGTCTATGGAATTGAAGGTTCAGGAACAAAATGGTCTCCAGTAAAGGGAACTCGTAAATATAACAAAGATGCTTTTATCGTTATTAAGAACAAATCGCGTTCTATCTTTGAGTCATCGTTACCTAACCCAGAACTCAAAGCACACCATGACCAATCATAACGCTCTCTATGAAGATATGGCGAAACTTAACGCCCTTTATGAAGAACTTTGTTGGGATCATGATGATGAATTAGTTTTCACACACGATGGAAGCAAAGTTATTATCCTTAACAAAACACAAAACCCTCACACCACTTATAAAGTTTAGGAGAATTAAAATGAAATTCGGTTGGACCCCTGAGGCAGAGATCCTCAACGCACGTCTTGCAATGCTTGGATTTATTATTGCCGTAGGAACTTATGCTACTACGGGGCAGATAATTCCTGGCATTTGGTGAGGACTTACTGACACAAGTAAGCACTTATACTTATCAAAAAAATAAATAATTTTTTCCATTACTACAATGGCACTTCTAGCAACAGGAATAATTCTTTTAGGCACCTTCTTTGGTGCGGCTATGCTGACACAAGATGGAAAAGAGTAATAATAGATACTTTTTGTATCACTATGATACAAAAATGATGCTATATAATATGTCCTCTGATGAAAACCTATGAACTTCACCATGACCGCTTTAACAATTGGATCCGCGATGTCTCTTTTTAGTTGGTCTGTGCTCTCGCCAATGCTGCCATGACACATCTTGACTAAATAAAATTGAATATCGTCGTCGCGTCATAAGAGACCTCTGCCAACTAACAGAAGGTCTCTTTTTTATTGTTTACAAATAAACTTATGATTGATACACAAATGTTCCACATCTATGACAAGAAAACGAGCAAACCTGTTAAGGTGTGTATGACAGTTGAAGAACTGGAACAAATGATTGCAGAAAGACAAGTAGATTGGTTGCACTGGGAGGTTCAACCATGTTATACTTCTTACGAAGTCAGGGATGCCTCCTTCTGATTGAGCACAAATACTCAACTTTGAGGGCTTGACGAATTCCTGACCACCTGTTATACTAAATAGGTAAACAAATGTGACAATTCCTTAAGGTTTTTGTTACAAACTCCTGCCGCTACCGAGACTAGGCAGGGTCAACAATCCGTCTCTCATATCCCAAGGCGAGGGGTCTTGGGAAATAGTAACTCCACCATGTCCCTGATGGTCTTACTTAAATTTTTATCAAAATGACTGCTACACTTTCACGTCAACAAACACAATCAAATACTTGGGAACAGTTTTGCCAGTGGGTAACTAGCACCAACAATCGTCTATACGTTGGTTGGTTTGGAGTCTTGATGATTCCTACTCTACTTGCTGCTACAACTTGTTTTATTATTGCCTTTATTGGTGCTCCACCAGTAGATATTGATGGCATTCGTGAACCTGTTTCTGGTTCACTACTTTATGGAAATAACATTATTTCTGGTGCTGTTGTTCCTTCTTCTAATGCAATTGGTCTGCACTTCTATCCCATCTGGGAAGCTGCTACTCTTGATGAGTGGTTGTACAACGGAGGTCCTTTCCAACTAGTAATTTTCCACTTCCTTATTGGCATCTATTGCTACATGGGTCGTGAGTGGGAACTCTCTTATCGTCTTGGTATGCGTCCATGGATCATGGTTGCTTACTCTGCACCTGTTGCTGCAGCATCTGCAGTGTTCCTTGTCTATCCTTTTGGTCAAGGTTCTTTCTCTGACGCTATGCCTTTGGGTATCTCTGGTACTTTTAACTACATGCTTGTCTTCCAAGCAGAACACAACATCTTGATGCACCCCTTCCATATGCTTGGAGTTGCTGGTGTCTTTGGCGGTTCGTTGTTCTCCGCAATGCATGGTTCGCTTGTTACTTCCTCGCTGGTTCGTGAAACCACTGAGAATGAGTCCCAAAACTATGGTTACAAGTTTGGTCAAGAAGAAGAGACCTACAACATCGTTGCTGCTCATGGTTACTTCGGTCGCCTGATCTTCCAATACGCTTCGTTCAACAATTCTCGTTCGCTGCACTTCTTCCTTGCAGCATGGCCTGTTGTTGGCATCTGGTTCGCTGCTCTTGGTGTTAGCACCATGGCATTCAACCTCAATGGCTGGAATTTCAATCAATCAATCCTTGACCATCAAGGTCGTGTAATCAACTCTTGGGCTGATGTTCTTAATCGTGCAAACCTGGGAATGGAAGTATCCCATGAAAGAAACGCCCACAACTTTCCTTTGGATCTTGCGTCTGCCGAAACAACTCCTGTTGCTTTGACTGCTCCTTCTATTGGGTGAGTTTTCTAAAAATCTAATATTTTTTGAGACCTCCTTTGGAGGTCTTTTTTTGTATAAATAGTTGAAGTTATGAAATAAAAGTTTCAATAATGAAAACTTGTAAGATATGTAAAAAAGAAAAATCACTTAATGAATTTTACGAAACTAAAAGAAATGGAGTTGCATATGGGTATCATGGAAAATGTAAAGAATGTTATGTAAAAAAACAACAAGAAAATTATGACCCACTGAAAAAAAGAAATGAAAATTTAAAAAGGTGTTATGGTATTACACTGAATGAGTATAATGAAATGTTAGAAAAACAGAATGGCAAATGTGCTATCTGTGGAACCACTGAAACCAAAGGTAGAAAATCTGGTAGAGGTGGTGGTGCTGATGTATTTGCAGTAGATCATTGTCATGATACGGGTGATGTTAGAGGACTTCTCTGTCATAGTTGCAATCGTGCACTGGGGCTGGTAGGAGACAATACCCAAATCCTCCAAAGTATGATAGAATACCTACAAGAACATTGAAATTATGATTAACTTTAAAATTGGTGACATTTGTGAGATTGATAATCCACTTCAAAAAAGACATGGAAGATCTTTCGAAATTATAGGGTTTGTATATGACAAATCTTGCGATATACCTCATGCTCCAAGCAAATTAAAAATTAAATATCTTGATACTAATCGCAAAGGAACTTATACTAATGCATTTGAA